TATAACCCTTATACAAATGTATTAAGAATTAAAGACATTACAGGTGCATTTACAGAAGGTCAAACATTATCAGCAGATTCAGGTGGGTCAGGATCTATTGCTAAAATTGATGTTGCAACAGCAAATGTCAATGTAGTTTCAATTGCAGATACAGATGGAAAATTTATTAATGAAGATGGTAAACTTTCTGAAGTAACAATGAAAATACAAGATAGTAGATACTATCAAGATTTTTCTTATGTATTAAAAGTTGCTAGTTCTATTGCAGTATGGCGGGACGCTTTTAAAAAGACAATGCATACAGCAGGATTCTATTTTACAGGTCAAGTAGATATTATTTCACAACTAGATTCTAGAGGAAGATTACCATTAGTTGGTGCTGTTTCTGGTAGAACAGCTGTTGAAATACCATTAATTGCAATTCTTAATACTTTATTCTCGGTGATATTTGGTAGAAGATTAGGAACGATAGATGATGGAACATCTTTAAGAGCAAAACCTCTTGAACCAGGAGCTATTGATTTAGACCATAATACAAATGAACATTTTGAAGCAAATCAAAGAGATTTAACTTTAACAAGACCTGGATTAACAATAGATTATTTGAGTAGAAAAAGGGCAACAATAGGTGGTCAATTTGTTAAAGCTGGTTACGCATATGCTGGACCAAAATGGGGAACACTTAATAAGTATGCAAATACTATATTTAATACTTCAATTGGTGGTACAGGACATACGTTTGAAGTATTAAATAATTTAAAAGTATTTGGAACAAGAACTAGTTTAGATGGTCAAGGTGGAGTATTCTTAATGTCTTCTCATCCTGAAGGACAGAAAGTTAAGATGAGTCTTGCGTTTCCTTCATTCTTAACTTATAGTAATAATGAGTTTAGTAATACAGTAACTAACTTCTCTCAAACAGGACCAACTTTTGATGATACAACACCGTAAATGATTATAAATAGTAAAGTAATTTAAGGAAGAAATGGCAAAAAAATCAATAGATATAGGATCAGCAGCTAATGACGGAACAGGTAGTAACCTACGTGTTGGTGGTGGTATTATAAATGATAACTTTAATGAAATTTATACTGCTCTAGGTGACGGTACTACTATAGACCAGAATAGATTACTTAATTTAGCAGGTGGTACTGGTATTGATACTACTTTAGTTGGTAATACTTTAACTTTTGATATTGACGCTACAGTTCTTACAGAAACATCAACAGATACATTAACAAATAAATCAATTGATTTAGCAACTAATACCATTACAGGTACTACAGCACAATTTAATACTGCTTTGTCAGGTGATGATTTTGCGACACTTTCTGGTGTAGAAGTTCTTACAAGTAAAACTTTAACTACTGCTACTCTTGGTGGTAAATTGATAAACGATTCTGGTGATATGGAGTTAGAACCTGTTACTGCTAATTTAGTAATTAGAGGTGATGGTTCTTCCCAAGACGCAAAAATTACACTAAATTGTGATGCTAATACACACGGACAGACTATAACAGCACAACCTCATAGTTCGGGTCAAACTAACACAATGTTATTACCAAAAGGCGGTAATTCAACTTTAGTTTCAGAAATTGCAACACAAACTTTAACAAATAAAACTTTAGACAGTCCAGTTATTAACACACCAACAGGTGATGTAGTATCATTATCAGGTTTTCAAACCCTTACAAATAAAACTATTTTAACTCCTGTAATTACAGGTTCTTTATTCAATATTGCAGATGATACATCAACAACTTCTTCCATAGCACAAGGAGATGTTTTTAAAATATCTGGTGGTACTGGTATAACAACAGTTGTAAGTGGTGATACTGTTACACTAACAGCTGGAGGACTTACAAATTCAGAATTAAGTGGTACTGCTGGAATTTCAAATGCTAATTTAGCAAATAATTCAGTTACTATTGGTTCTACAGCAATTGAATTAGGATCAACTGCTTCAACAGTAAATGGTTTATCATTAATAGGTTCTGCTTATATAACAGTTAGTGGACAAAATTCAGCAATAAGATTTAATCACGTAAACTTAGCAGCCTTTCCTAATTCAACTACTTATTCAGGTACACCTGCTTTAGATGAAACAACACTTAAACCTTATATAGCAACTACTTCAGGTTGGGTTGAAATGTTAACAGAAAATTCTAGTGCTGATGATATTTCAAATGTAAGTATGACAGGAATTACTGATGGACAAGTATTGGCTTGGAATTCTTCAACTACAAAATTTGAACCAACAGCTGCCGCTTCAGCTACACCTTTCACAACAGATAAATCACACGTAGGTGATGGTTCAACAACAGGATTTACAATTCTTGGTAGTAGAACTGTAGATAATATTTTAGTATTTGTAAATGGTATTTGTTTAGTACCAACAGACGATTATACATATGCTGGAACAACATTAACTTTCATAACAGCACCTGCCGCTAGTGCAGAAATAGTAATAAGATATTTAGGATCATAAAATGGGAATTAGAACAAGAAATAGAGCTAACAATGTAAATGCAGATGGCACACCTATAACTTTAGGTGCAAGTGTGCAACCAGTTAAAGATGATGTAACAGCTTTGGCTTTAAGAGAAGCAACAAACGAATCGTCTGCTGCTTTCAATTTGCCGAATACTTTTATAGATACGTTTTCAGATGACACAAATCTAGGAACACAAACTGATTGTGATAGAGTTAGTGGTCATATGACAACTCACGTAACAGCTATTGATGAATTTGTAAGCGACGCTGATACTTTAGCATTATTACATATGAATGGAGCTAACGCTGGAACAGTATTTACAGATAGTTCTTCACATAATAGAACAATAACTAGACGTAATCAACCTACTACAAATACAGGAACTAAAAAATTTGGAAGTGCTGCTGCTTTCTTTGATGGTTCAGATGACTCTTTATCAATGCCTGACCATAATGATTGGGTTTTTGCTACAAATGATTTTACTTTTGAAACTTGGATATATATTAATGTTAATACACCTTCAACTAGAATAGAAATATTAGCACAATCCAAAACAGATGCTACCGATACTGGTGGTTCTTGGAATTGGACGCTTACTCCTAATGCAGGTAATAAACAACAATTGAGTGTTTATCATAGAAATAGTACAACAACAGCAGATGATTTTACTTTTGTAAGTGGTACTGCTCTTTCTACAAGTACTTGGCACCATATAGCAGTTACTAGGGATGGTGGAACAATAAGATTTTATTTAGACGGTGTACAAGATAATTCTGTTGCAATGCCAAGTTCTTCTGGTGGTCATTTAATGACTGGTGCTTTAGGTGGTCAAGTATGGATAAGCAAAGCACCACATACTGATAGTTATGGTGTTATTAACGGTTTTTTAGATGAATTGAGAATATCAAAAAGTTGTCGTTATCCTGATGGAACAACTTTTACTCCACAACAACGTACAACAGCAACAGCAACAGGAACAGTAATTCAATCAGCAAATACAGTAGATGTAGCTAAAACAAAAGTTGCTGGAACAATGCTTTATAAAGATGGTATTGGAACAGGAGTTCTTGGAACGGATTTAAAAATATATTTCAGTTGCGATAATGGTTCAAACTGGACTGAAGCGTCAAGTTATGATCCTATTACTCCAGTCTATAGTACTGGTGTTAAACAAGTCCGTTTAGGAGAAACAACTTGTACAAGTGGCACAGGAGTTATTTACAAAGCTGTTTGGGCGAACCAGGCAGATGTTACTAAAGAAACACAACTCCACGGAATAGGAACTAATTACTAACACAAAAAACTTGTATAAATATAGATAAAGGAAATAAGAATGCCAGCAATTATAACAAATAAATTCAGAATACATAACTCGGAACAATTCCAAGAAGCGTTTTCTGAAGTGTCAGGAAATACTTTCTATTTAGGTATAGGACGACCTCAACCATTTGGGACTTCTACAAGAGGAGATGGAAGAACAAATAATGAAGGAACAGACGCATTACCTATAACTCCTGCAGACAACGAAAATACACAAAATTTTACATATGATGATATGCTTGCTTGTAAAAAAGTAGCAAGTACAAATGCTGGTTTTGTAATTCCTAGAAGAAATTGGACGAATGCTACTGTATATGATTATTACAGACACGATTATGGAGAATACATTACTGGAACAACAACAGTACAAACTTCAAATAGTGGTGCAGGTACTTTATATGACGCAACTTTTTATGTATTAACTGCTGCTAGAAATGTTTATAAATGTTTAGATAATAATAACGGTGGTACTTCAACTGTAGAACCTACAGGAACATCAACAACAATATTAGCAACTGCTGATGGATACAAGTGGAAATATATTTACACTTTAACTGCTGCTCAACAAGCAGATTTTTTATCAGTAGATTTTATGGCAGTTGGTACAAATGGAACAGTTAATGCTGCTGCTGTAGATGGTGCAATTAATGTAATTAAAATTAAAACAGCGGGTTCTGCTGGTACAGATGGAACACACGCAAGTGTTCCAATACGAGGAGATGGATCAAGTGGAGTTTGTTCAGTAACCATTGCTTCAGGTGCAGTTACAGCGGTAACCGTAACTACTCCAGGAACAGGATATACTTACGCATATATTAAACTTGCAGATATAAATGCTGCTGGTGGTGGTGCATTAATCACTACAGAATTAGATTGTATGATTGAACCAAAAGGTGGACACGGATTTAATGCAGTACAAGAGTTAGGTGGATTTTTTGTTATGTTGAATACAAGTTTAGAAGGAACAGAATCAGCTAATTCAGGTGACGTAACTGTTGCAAATGATTTTAGAAAAGTAAGTTTAATAAGAGACCCGAAATCAGGTGGTACTGCTGCTTCTGCTGCTACATTGAGAGCAACAAGTGCCGTTGTTGGTGCGTCCAGTAATTTAACATTTTCAGTTGACGAAAAAATTTCACAAGCAAGCACAGGTGCAGTTGGAAAAGTTGTAGAGTGGGATCCAACAAATAAAATATTATATTATATTCAACCAAGACACAATGATGAGGGAGTAGATACTAACGGTAATCAGACAGCATTTAGTGGCACAAATATTATTACTGGTGCAGATACAAACGCAACTTTAACACCTGCTACGACAACAGGTACAGTTAATAGTCAAACATTTTCAAACGGATATTCTAGTTCGGAAATTGACCACGGTTCAGGTGAAATAGTTTATGTAGAAAATAGAGCGCCAATCACTAGAGCTGCTGACCAAACCGAAAATATCAAATTGATTATAGAATTTTAGGGGAGTTAAATGCCAAGTCCAACAGATTTTAACTTATCGCCCTATTATGATGACTTTAATGAAAATAAAAAATTTCATAGAGTTCTTTTCAGACCAGCATTTGCTGTACAGGCGAGAGAGTTAACACAATCACAGACGCAATTACAAAACCAAGTAGAAAGGGTTAGTGACCATCTATTTGAAAAAGGTGCTATGGTTATACCTGGAGAAATCGGGTACGACTTAAATTACACTTCAGTAAAACTTTCCGCAAAATCAAACTCAACATTATCAGAATATAACGGAGTAGAATTAACAGGTGCAACTTCAGGCGTTATTGCAAAAGTTGTAGGTGTATCTATTGCTGATGGAACTGATCCAGATACATTATTTGTAAAATATACAAAAACTGGAACAGACAATGTAGCAGTTGCGTTTACTGATACAGAAACTTTAAATTGCACGATTAATAGTTTAGCAGCTACAGCGACTGTTGCTTCAACGCATTCAGGTAGTGCTGCTGAAGTTCAAGCAGGAGTTTATTACATTAATGGATATCACGTTGAAGTTTCAAAACAAACAGTAGTACTAGACAAATATACAAACGAACCTTCATATAGAATTGGATTATTAGTTACAGAATCTTTTGTAACTCCAAATGAAGATGGAAGTTTAAATGATAATGCTCAAGGAACATCAAATCAAAATGCTCCAGGTGCTCATAGATTTAAAATACTTTTAACTTTATCAAAACTATCTTTAGCGTCAACAGCAGACGCAAACTTTGTAGAGTTGTTAAGATTAAAAAATGGTATAATTCAAAATCAAGTTAGAACAACACAATACGCTGTAATAGAAGATACTTTTGCTCGTAGAACATATGATGAGTCAGGTGATTATGCATTAAGAGATTTTGATTTAGATTTAAGAGAACACTTAATATCAGGAGATAATAGAGGTATCTATACTTCAGGTCAAGGTGGGGACGCAACTAAAATAGCTGCTGGTATGGGACCAGGTAAAGCATATGTTCGTGGTTATGAATTAGAAACAATAGGTACAACTTTTGTTGATATTGATAAGACAAGAGATTTTGATACAGAAAATAATTTCAAAACAAGATTTAGTTTAGGTAATTACTTAAACGTAACTAACGTTTATGGTTCACCAGATGTTGGTTTCGTTTCAGGAGATTCAGAATCATTTAAAAACATTACTTTACATAAAACAGCAACTGCTGTTAGAGGTACTCCTAATAATGGTGCAGACGCAGGTATCAATTTAATAGGAAGAGCAAAATCAAGAGGATTTGAATATTCATCTGGTAATGCTACAAACAATATTTTTTCAAGTGGTGGTTTAACAACTGCTGTTTATAAACATTATGTATTTGATGTAGAAATGTTTAATCATTTAAATATTTTAGAAGCACAAGCATTTACAACTGGTGAAACCGTATCATCACCATCTGGTGCAACTGGTACAGTTCAATCATCATCAGCAACAGAAACAGTTACAATTAATACATTAACTCAAGCAAATCCTTCAGAAGCGCAAATTGCAAGTAATCACAATTTACAAGATGGACAACAAATTACAATTGCAGGTGTTGGAACTTCTTGGGCAATTGATTCAGTTGTAACTACTGGTGGAACGTTTGTAGTTAGAGATAAAGGTACTAATAATTGGTTTTTGTATCACGCAGATGGAATAACTCCTGTTAATACAACAAACCCTGGTACTGGTGGAACAGCAACACACGGTGTTGTAGTAGTTTCAAATGTACAAGGTACTTTTCTTCCAGGCGAAACAATTACAGGTGGAACATCAAGTGCTACAGCGACTTTACAAGCAGATAGAGTAGGACGTAAAGCGGCTACAGTTTTTGGTCCTTCTGATATTAAACAAGTTGCAATGGCAGGTTCTCCAACGTATACTGCTGATGTAGTGAGAGATAATGTTAGTATGACAGGTACATTATCTGTCGCAGGTGCAGGAAAAATAATTAGTGGATTTGGTACAAGATTTACAGATGAATTAAAAATTGGAGATAAAATTACATATATAACAAATACTCCTCTTGCAGAAACAAATGAAGTTGCTTATATTATTAATGATACAAGTTTTGCAGTAACTTTAGGTGCAGGTGCTGATGTTACCAAATCATCTTTTACTAGAGGACGAGGTGCAGTAAAAGAACCAAGTAAAAATATTTCAATATTTGAAATGCCAAATGAAACAGTTAAGACATTAAAAACAAATGTTAATTCAGGAATAACTGATACAAACTTTACTGTACGAAGAGCATTTACAGGAACGTTATCATCAAATGGTGATATAACAATTACAGCAGGAACAAATGAAACATTTAGTGGATTAAAAGAATCAGACTATGCTGTATCTATTATGTCAATGGGTGCAGGTGTATCAGGAGAAGTTGGTGCCGTATTAAGTTTAAGTGGTGATAACCATTTAGCAGGAACAATATTTACATTAGGTGGTTCTCCAACTGGTAAAACTTTAACATTAACTTTTGGTACTAATTATCAAGGACATAAAGTAAAAATATTAGCAACAGTTAATAAAAGTGTTGCAGGTTCTAAAACTAAAACTTTAGCTTCAGCACAAACAGTACAAGTAACTAGTCAACCAAATATTGAAGCAGGTATATGTGGTCTAGGTAAAGCAGACGTTTATAAAATTAATAATGTTTATATGTCAGCTAATTTTTCTACAGACGCAATAGCAGGTGATACAGATATTACAGATAGATTTACTTTAGATACAGGACAAAGAGATAACTTCTATGACATTGGAAGACTTAAATTAAAAAATGGTGCAATAACTCCAATAGGAAGATTACTAGTTAATTTTGATTACTTCTCTCACGGTTCTGGAGATTATTTTGATGTAGACTCTTATGCAGGTGTTGTTAACTATGAAGACATTTCAAATTATTCTTCTGACACAACAGGAAAAATATTTAGATTAAGAGATTGTTTAGATTTTAGACCAAGAGTAGATGACGCTTCAACAATAAATTCAGGTGTTCAAGACCGTTCTTATGACGGCACAGGTGCTTCTACAGTTGATATGGTTAAATTTGGATCAGATATTACTTCTGATTTTGAATACTACTTACCAAGAATAGATAAAATCTTTTTAGATAAAGAAGGAAACTTTAAAGTTTCTAAAGGTGCAAGTGCATTGGTTCCTCAAGTTCCAAAATCTTTAGATGGCGCAATGCTATTATATACTTTAGAAATGCCATCTTATGTTTTATCTTTAGATGATATTACTATTAAAGCAGTTGATAATAGAAGATATACAATGAGAGATATTGGTTATTTAGAAACTAGAATTGAGAATATGGAATATTATACTCAATTATCATTGTTAGAAACACAAGCACAAAATTTACAAATACAAGACGCAAATGGTTTTGATAGATTTAAAAACGGAATTATAGTAGACAACTTTAGTGGTCACAATATAGGTGATGTAGGAAATATAGATTACAAATCATCTATTGATATGGCAAGAGGTCAATTAAGACCTATGTTCAATGAGGACGCAGTACAATTAATAGAAGCAGATGATGATGGTACTGCTATTTTAGAAACAGATAGAACAGCTGGAACTTATCAAAAAACTGGAGATTGTTTAACATTACCTTATACTGAAACTGCTTTAATAACACAACCTTTCGCAAGTAAGAGTGTCAATGTTAATCCATTTAATGTCTTTACTTGGTCGGGTACAATAGAGTTAACACCATCAAGTGATGAGTGGAAAGAAACAGAAAGAAGACCAGAATTAGTTATAAACAATGTTGGTGGTTTTGATACGTTAGTTTCTGGAATTCCAAACAATGGTTTACAAGGAGTTGAAATTGGAACTATATGGAACGATTGGCAAGATTTTTGGTCAGGTTCAACTAGAGATGTCGCAAGTAGACAAGTTGGTGGCGGAAGAGCAGGAAGAAGAGTATTTGCTGTTGATGAAATAGAAACTGCTCAAAATGTTCAACAAACAAGAACAGGATTAAGACAAAGATTAGTTCCTCAAGTAGTAAGAAATTCAATAGGTGATAGAATTGTTAATGTTGCTTTCGTACCATTTGTTAGAAGTAGAACAATAACTTTTGCTGGTTCAAGAATGAAACCAAATACAAGAGTTTATCCTTACTTTGATAATATTGCAGTAGCAACTTATTGTACACCAAACGGTGGTTCATTAGGTGGCAATATTGTAACAGACGCCAATGGTGCGTGTTCAGGTACTTTTGCAATTCCTGATCCAACTGTTGACGCAAATCCAAGATGGCGTACTGGTCAAAGAGTATTCAGATTAACAAGTTCATCTACAAATGATACAAGTTCAGATGTAGAAACTTCAGGAGAAGCAGATTATGTCGCAAGAGGAATTTTAGAAACTGTACAGAATACAATTATATCAACAAGAGAACCTAGACTTGAAAGACAGGCTACAACTGAAAACAGAAGTATTACAAGAACATCTACAAGACGAAGTGAAAGAACGGTTGGTTGGGTTGACCCATTAGCACAAACATTTATGATTGATGATGTTGGTGGTGTATTCTTAACTTCTGTTGATTTATTTTTCGGTACTAAAGATAGTAATATTCCAATTACAGTTCAAATAAGAGAAGTTGTAAATGGATATCCAGGATCAACAATATTACCATTTAGTGAAACAACAATAAATCCAGGTTCAGTTAATACAAGTGCTGATGGAACAGTAGCAACTACATTTACTTTTTCAGGTCCTGTATATGTACAAGAAAATGTTGAGTATTGTTTTGTTGTACTTGCAAACTCAAATGAGTATAATGCTTATGTTGGAAGATTAGGTGAAACAGTATTAGGTTCTGATAGAACAATATCACAACAACCATATGCTGGTGTTATGTTTAAATCTCAAAATGGTTCAACTTGGACTGCTGAACAAAACGAAGATATTAAATTTACATTAAAGAGAGCAGAATTTGCAGACGCTGTTGGTAGAGTTACCCTTTGCAATGACGAATTACCAGCAAGAAAATTAAAAAACAATCCAATTAGAACAACAGACGGTTCTGATATTATTAGAGTGTATCATCCAAATCACGGTATGCACGGCACATCAAACAATGTAACTATATCTGGAGTTCCTTCAGGAACGTGGAATGGATTAGCGCATAGTTCACTTAATGGAACATATACAAGTATATCAAACATAACTTTAGATAGTTATGATATACAAATACCAGGTTCAACAAACGCAACTACAAACGGAGATATTGGAAGTAATGCTGTTTATGCAACACAAAATAGATTGTATGATGTTCTTAATTTAAATTTATCAACAATGACTTTACCAGGTACGAGTATATTTTATAGATTAAGACCTACTACTGGACAATCAATACACGGTTCAGAAGGAGAATTTAGTACAGTTGCAGTTGCAAACGCTGGGTCTATAATTGCAAATGATAATATCTATTGTACTTCACCTAAAATGGTTGCAAGTGGAATTAATGAAACAAATGAAATGTCAGGTTTAAAATCTTTATATGTAAATGTAGAAATGACAAGTACAAATACTAAACTATCACCACTTATAGATTTACAAAGAATTAGTGCATACACAATACAAAATAGATTAAATAATCCAACATCTGGTAATACACCAGACTTTGTTGCTGATACTGCTCCAACTGGAAGTTCAACAGCAGGTGTGTACTTAACTAGACCTATTGTTATAGAAAATAATTCTACTTCTCTTGATATAAGACTATCAGCAAATGTTCGTTCAAGTTCATTAATTAGACTTTACTATAGAACATCAGGTGGTTCTGAAACTGCTGTAATTCACGCATTATATATTTCAAATAAAAGTGGATACAGTACAGCAAGAGTTAATGTAAAAGTTACTACTGACGGTGGAACAACTTATAGACATATAGGTAGAAATTTAGAAGTTCCTGCTAGTAATACATTAACTTTAGATAAACCAGTAAATTTGGAGAACAATGACATATTAAGAGTGGTCGCTGATCCTTCTCCTGATTCAACTTCTGTTGATGTTGAGGCAGTAGCAAGTATATTGGCAATAACTTAATAAATAAATATAGAGAAAATAATGGCATATATAGTCCCAGGTTCAATAAAAAAACAAAAAACATTTAATGGTATAAGACGTACTAAAGAAGGTATGTGTTATCTATCTTCTATCAATCCTAACGTAGGCGCTGAACAAATAGTTGTATCAAACTACTATGAAGATGGTAAATCTGATAGTGTTGCTAGGGATGAAGGAGATTACCTTGAAGAAAGATTAGAGATGTTTGAAGTTCAATATTTCACAGGAGATGGTGCTACCAAACAATTTACACTATCAACACCAGTTTTAAATGAAACAAGAATAGCTTGTTTTATGGATGGTGTTAGACAAGAAGCATATTCAACCTATACATTAACAGGTGGAACAGCACTAAATTTCGTATTAATTCCAGCGACAGGTGCTAGTATTGTGGTTGGTCAAATTAATAAAAGATATTATAATAATGATAGTGATAGGTACCAACAAATTAAGTATTCAGAAGATACCACAACTACTTTTCTTATAAATAGTACTAGTGGGGATTTAGTTAGAAGAGCAAATCAAATAGTAAACAGGTCAGAATTAGCAATTGATGACTTTAATACTTTTGAGGATTTAACAGCACCTGTTAATACAACAACTTATCAAAGTGCTGTATAAGATGGATAAAATTAGTAGGTAAAAAGAGAGAAAAATGGCAGATTTTAAATTAGGACGATTAAAATTCAAATGGAGAGGCGATTGGGCAGGAACAACTGGCTACGTCATTGATGATATCGCAAAATATGGTGGTAATGCTTATGTGTGTATTCAAAACCACACGTCACCAGCAACAGAACAAGATTTTTATACAAGTCCTGGAACATTTACAGAATATTGGCAATTACACCAAGAATCATTTTACTTTAAAGGTGCATATGCTGACGGAACTTGGTACAAATTAAACGACCTAGTTTCTTATGGTGGTAAACAATACCGTACTACAACAGCTCACACATCATCAGGCACAGTATTAAATCAATCTAATTTTGAACAATTTAGTGATGGTATTATTTTTAAAGGTGATTATGCTTCTAGTACACAATACAAATTAAACGACCTAGTTAAGTATGGTGGTAGAACATATAGATGTACTACTGAACATACATCAGCGGCTGGTGGAGATATCAATATAGTTTTAGGAAACTTTGATATCTATAGTGAAGGTTTAGCATTTAAAGGCGACTTCCAAGTTAACACATATTACAAATTAGATGATGTTGTTAAATTTGGTGCATATCAATATAAATGTATTGTTGCTCATACTTCGGGTGGTGCTTTATCAGATTTTGCTGAAGAAAATTTTTCAGTTTATTCAGAAGGTTTACAATTTGAAGATTCTTATAACGCTGCTACAGTTTACCAACAAGGTGATGTAGTAACTTATGGTGGGTATTCTTATGTTTATGTTCAAGCAAATGAAACTTCTGGCAATACACCAGGAACTCCAGCTGTACAAGAAACAACAGGCGGTGATATTACTACATCATCTGCTCACGGAAGAAGTGTTTCCGATTTAATTGAAGTAAGAGATATATTAGTACAATGTGATACAGGACAGAAAACATATCCAATACACTCAACTTCTACTCAATTTACAGTAGAAGCAGCAAATTTAACAGCAACTGAATTCCAAGTTAATTTAGGAACAAGTGCTGTTGCACAATCTTATGTAAGTGGTGGTACAGTTCTTAAATCTGGCGGTGCTAGATTAGCAATTACAGGTTTTAATTATAATACATCAACTGGTAAAGCAGTAATTACTACAGCAACGCACGGATTATCAGCAAGTGATACAATAGATTTATTTGGAATTCAAACAACTTGTGCTTTTGGTACTAAAGTTTATCCACAAGCACCTTATTCAGGATTATTTCCTGTTAAAGCAGCACCATCAGCTACAAAATTAAGTTTCTTTTTAGCACCAAGTAATATTGACAATACTTATGTAAGTGGTGGTACAGTTAAATTAGCAACAGTTTCAAATGTTGGAAGTTCAACTGCTCTTTCTGGTTTTTCTTATGATAATGCAACAGGACTTATTACAGTAACATCTGCTACTCACGGATTAAGTAGAAATGATTTAGTTAAATTAGATAGTATAGTAGTTGAATGTTCAACAGGACAAAAAACATATCCTAATACTACAAACTATTCAGGAATATTTAAAGTTTATGATGTACCTGATTCAAGTACATATGTTGTTGCTACTGATAAATCAGCAATTGTTCATACTTATGTAAGTGGTGGTACTTCTCAAAAGATTTCATATACTACAAGCGCAGATAAAAATATTTCAAACTTTATTTATAATCGGTCAAATAAAAAGTTTTGGGATGTAGTAACTACAGGTTTTAAAGCACAAGGTGTTTATGTACACGGAACATTATACAAAACTGGTGATACAGTTCAGTATGGTGGTAATTCTTATGTATGCGTATTAGACGCTCAAAGTCAAAGACCTTCATTAAATACTGGTTTTGTAAATACAACTTATTGGTCTTTAGTAGTTGAAGGATTTAAATGGACAGGTGCATATAGTACATCTACAACTTATAATATTGGTGAAACAGTTAGATATCTTGCTAACTCTTATGTAAATTTAAAAGACCAAGTTCTTAATATAGAACCAGGTACAGATGGAACAGTTTGGCAAGGTATTGCTTTAGGTGACTCTGGTGCTGTATTACAGACTCGTGGTGATATGATTACGCAGTCCGAAGCGGGTACTGCTAGATTACCTATAGGTCTTCCAGGTTCAGTATTAACTAATGATGGTTTTGATGTTCTATGGTCTGGTAATTCAGCTAAAAATGTTATATGGGTTTCTCCAACAGGAGTAGATGGTGATTCAGGATCAGAAAGTCAACCTTATAAAACATTAGCATATGCTGTTAAACACGCAAAACATCACGCTATTAGAGAAATAAAAGACCAGTCTGGTGGTATCGGTGGTACGGAAGATGTTTATAATAATATTCGTGGAATTTCTTCAAGAGAGTTTGAAGTTAGTCAATATAATATACTAGCTAATTCTTTTGAAATTCAAATGGGAACTGACACCAATGCTCACAGTTATGTAAGTGGTGGTACAGTTAGAAAAGCAGATGATACTACTTTAACAATAACTAATGCTCCATATAATCACGGTTCAGGTGTTATTACAATTCACACTTCTACTCCTCACGGATTATTAGCAACTAATAAAGTAAGATTATGGGGATTAAATTATACTTGTTCTAACGGTGCAAAAACATATCCAGAAGTTGGTGGTCCATCACTCTATAGAGTTAATACTAAAGGTGGTTCTGTTAAAGTTGATATAGTTAACGGTTCAGCTAACCATAAAGTAGATGAGTGCGTTAGAATTGATGGTAATGATATAGGGTTTACAGGTCCTACAGGTGGAGATGTAACTACAGCAATTCCTCACGCTAGAAGTGTTGGAGATTTAGTTGAAATAAGAGATTTACTAGTAAGTTGTCCTACAGGAAATAAAACATATCCTGTAATTTCAACAAGTACAGCATTTACAGTAGAAGCAGCAAATTTAACAGGAACAACATTTCAAGTTGATATTGGAACAAGTACTGTTGCACAAACTTATGTAAGTGGTGGTGAAGTTGTTAAATCAGATAACAGTAGACTAGCAATTACAAATTTTGTTTATAATATAGCAACAGGTAAAGTTGTAATTACTACAGCAACGAATGGATTATCAGCAAGTGATACAGTTAACTTATTTGGAATTAAAACAAATTGCGAATTTGGTGATAAAGTTTATCCACAAGTTCCAGTTTCAGGAGTTTATCCTGTTGTATCAACAAAATCAGCTACAGAATTAAATTTCTTTTTACCACCAAGTAATGTTGCACATACTTACGTTAGTGGTGGAACAGTTAGATTAGCAACAGTTTCAACTGTTGGTAGTTCATCAGCAGTTACTAATGCTGTCTATGATAATCTAACAGGACTTATTACAGTAACAGCTACTTTACACGGATTAGCAAATGGCGATTTAGTTAAATTAGATAGTATATTATTCTCTTGTTCTATGGGAAGTAAAACATATCCTGATAATACTTTTAGTTCAGGAATATTTAAAGTTTATAATGTAGTTGACGCAAATACATATGTTTTTGGTACTGACAAATCAGGATTTGCACATACTTATGTAAGTGGTGGTACTTCACAAAAAGTTACCTATGTAACTAGCGAACAGAAATCTGTTGACGCTTTCACTTATAAACGAGTTGGTGGTTCTAATGTTTTAAACTTTAAAGTTAAGAGTACTGCAGGAGATACAATCAGACTTAAAAACGGTACTTTCACAGAACAATTACCAATGAGAGTAAGAGAAGGTGTTTCAATAGTTGGAGAAAGTTTAAGAAATACAAGAATACATCCAGCAAGTGGTACAGGTTCTCAAATTGCAACAGTAGAATTATTACAAAATGCTAGTGGTGCAACAGATGGTGCTTACAATTATATTCACCAAGGTAGAGCCGAAAGAAGTTATACAGTTTTAGATGTACCAGCCGCTGATTCATTTACAATCAATGTAGGTACTGATCCTAGAGAACACTCATATGTTGATGGTGGTATAGTTACAAATGCCGCTTATGCTAAATTTACGGTAACAAATGCTCCATATGTTCACGGTACAGGTGTTATTACAATTACAACTTCCACTAACCACGGATTATCAGCAAGTGATACTATCAAATTATCAGGTTTAAAATATCATTGTGATGAAGGAGAAAAAGTTTATCCACAAAATGGGGATGCTTCAGTATGGAACGTAGTGATATCAGGTGGTGTCGCAACACAAATTATAACTTATCACGGTGGTATTAATTTTGAAGTTAATGATATAATTACATTAAACTCGGCAGATGTTGGTACTGGTGGTGACATAACATTAAAAGTTAAAAAATTAGAAAATAACAAAGCTTGTAACTGGTTATTACTTAACGAAAAAAATAATATAAGAAATATGACTTTCTTGGATCTTAATGAAAAGAAACAGTCAGGAGGATTATATCAAGTAACAGTAACATCAGGAACAGAATTCCAAGTTCAAATGGGAACATCAACTTTTGTACATACGTATAAGAGTGGTGGTCACGTTATTCCAGTTGGTTCAGAAGGAACTAAATTAGGATTATCTAATATTCTTTACAATAACTCCAACGGTAAGGTTACAGTTACTACAAGCAATGCTCACAGTTTAACTACAGGTGATTGGGTTACTTTAGGGAAAATGAAATTTGAATGTGATTTAGGAGAAAAAGTTTATCCAAGTGGTCCTTACGAACAAGCTCTTACATCTTTAGACCCAATTGGTAATATATATCTTACTTCACCTTATGTACAAAACTGTACATCTTTAAATCCAGGTGCTTGCGGAGTTCAAATTGACGGTAATCTCCACTTACGTCCTTTCCCACGAAGTTATAAATCAATGTTGGCAAATGACTTTACACAAATTAATGAAGATGGAATTGGTATTCACATTTTAGGATATGGACGTGTTGAAGCGGTGTCAGTATTCGTATACTATTGCGACAAAGCCGTTTATGCAGAATCAGGTGGATTTATTCGTGCCTTAAACTGCTCACACGCATATGGAGAACAAGGTGTTGTTGCTTCAGGTACAAACGAAGCAGAAGTTCCTATCAATCTTAAATCTCGTGGTATGATGTTGCAATGGGACAAAGATACTTTTGGTGGAACAGCAACTGCTTCAGATATAGAAAATTCAATTGCAGTACAAGGTCAAGGTACAGCTACAATAGTAGGTAGTGAATCTGGCGCAACTGCTACACTTTTCAGATATAATGTATCATTACTATATTTACATATAGAAAATATTACTGGTAACTTTAAACAAGGTGAAACAGTTACAATTACAAAAGAAGATACAACAACATTTACTGTTGATTTGGATGGTTACTTTGGTGGTCAATCAGGTTCTACAGGCGCAGATGTAACTACAGCACTTGCTCACGGAAGAAGTTCTGGAGAATTAATTGAAGTATCAGATGTAATATTGAGTTGTCTTTCTTCTGATTCAACAGTTATAGGAAATAAAACATATCCTGTATCATCTACTACTACACAATTTACTGTAGAGGCACCAAATTTAACAGGAACAACATTCCAAGTTGATTTAGGAACAAGTAATACAGCACAATCTTATGTTAGTGGTGGTACACTTCTTAAAACTGGTGGTACTAGATTATCAATTTCAAATTTTGTTTATGATATAGCGACAGGTAAAGCAATAATTACTACACCAACACACGGATTATCAGCGAGTGATACTGTAAATTTATTCGGAATTAAAACAAGTTGTGTATATGGAGTTAAAGTTTATCCACAAGTACCTACTTCAGGAATCTTTAATGTTAAATCATCTAGTTCATCTACTAAACTAAATTTCTTTTTAGCACCAAGTGAAATTGAACATACTTATGTTAGTGGTGGTACAGTTAAATCAGCAACACCAACTAGTGTTGGTGGTGCAACTGAAATTAGTAATGCTAATTATGATAATGCAACAGGACTTATTACGATAACATCAACTGGTCACGGTTTAATAGTTAATGATTTAGTACAAATACAAGGAATGCAATTCACTTGCGATACAGGTAGCAAAGCTTATCCTGATGATGTATTAAGTTCAGGAATATTTAAAGTTTATGATGTGCCTGATTCAAGTACATATATCTTTGGTGTTGATAAATCAGCAATTGCTCATACTTATGTAATTGGTGGTACTTCACAAAAAGTTACCATCGCTACAAGTAATAGTGTTAACGTTTCAGGTTTTGTTTTCAACAGAACAGCTGCTGCTCAACAAGGACAAAGGGGTCCTTTGATTGCAATGAAATCAGGTACAACAACTTTAAATGCTGTTGATATGATAGCATTAGCAAGTAATGTTAAATTCCCTAATGATAATACATTTTATAGAGTAGGGTTAGTATCAGAAGAAGATACGAGTGCTGGAACAGCAGTAATAAGATTAACTAGTAATATTGGTTTGAGTAAAGCCAAAAATGAGGATACAGTTAATAACATAACAGAATTATACTCAAATATTCGTTTAACAGGTCACGACTTCTTGGATATAGGTACTGGTGATTTTACTACAACTAACTATCCATTAACACCTTTACAAGCGTCTGACCAGTCAGATGAAGTAACTGAAGTTAACGGTGGTCGTGTATATTGGGTATCAACTGACCAAACTGGTGACTTTAGAGTTGGTGATTTATTCAAAATTGAACAAGCAACTGGTAGTGCAACATTAAACGCAGACGCATTTAACCTTTCAGGATTAAGTGAATTAAAACTTGGTTCTATTGGTGCAGAATTAGGTGCTGCCATAAATGAATTTAGTACAGACGCAACGTTAGGCGGTAATTCAAATACAGCTATACCTACTGAAAATGCTGTTGTCGGTTATATGACAAGAGATAATGCAGGTACAGGTGCGTGGGTTCCACCAACAGGAACATCAGCACAAAGACCTGTAGGCGGTGAATTATTTGCAGGCGCTTTAAGATACAATTCTTCAATAGTTTCGTGGGAAGGTTATAACGGAACAAGTTGGACAGGTCTAGCTGGAGGAACTCCTTGGACAACTCTAGTTGGAGATGGTTCAACTGTACCTGTAGCAATAGGTGGACAAAGATTATTAATAGATACAAGTTTATTTGCAATGACAGTTAAATTGCCTGCTAGTCCACTAGTAGGAGATTCACTTGTATTTTTAGATTTAAATGGATCATTTCAATTAAGACCTTTAACTGTTGATAGAAATGGTAACGATATTATGAATTTACAACAAGATATGATTGCTGATATCAACCACGCAGGATTTACTTTAGTGTTTACTGGTGCAACTAACGGTTGGAAATTAGTAGAAGTAGCGTAATAAATAAATATAGAAGAGAATTATAAATGAGTAGATTAACAGATTTTACAGTCACATCCGCTGAGAAAGATGACTTTTATGGATTCCATAGAGTTGCTCCTTCTCAAACGATACATAGAACCCTTACCTTAATTACTGGTAATGAAAGTGTATATGAATATACATTAGGAACAGGTTGGGATATTTCTACAATGGCATATACAACATCTTATTACATAGGGTTTAATGATTCAAATCCATTAAACACAACGTTTAGTACTGATGGAACAAAAATGTTTGTTATGGGTAATGCAGATAAACACGTTGATGAATATACATTGACTACAGCTTTTGATGTTTCTACAGCAAGTTGGAGAACACATAAAGATGTATCTGCTCAAGATGATAATCCAAGGTCAGTAAGATTTAATCCAACAGGAACTAAAATGTATGTTGTGGGTAGAGATGGAGTACCAAGTGCAGGTATAGCTGCTTCTAATATTAATGAATATGCATTAACTACAGCTTGGGATATTACTACAGCAACTTATACAGATTTATTTTCTTGTCTTGCTCAAGATACTGCTATTAGTGATATGCAATTTAATGCTGATGGAACTTTATTAATTGTTCTTGGCGATACTGGTAATGATGTTAATGAATATGATTTAAGTACAGCGTATGATGTTTCTACAGCAACTTTCGTAGATGCTTTTTCTATCGGCGCTCAAGAAACAGCACCAGCTGGTTTAGGTTTTAATACAGATGGAACAAGAATGTTTATTGCAGGAACAGATGGTGATGATGTTATACAATATCCATTAGTAACAGGTTTTGATGTTTCAACTACACAAGCACTTACACACGAAGTTGGTTTAACTAATGCTCCTTCAGCACCAACAATGAACCCACGTGGTTTAACTTTTAATGCTGATGGAACAAAACTGTATGTTTTAGGAACTGCTGGTACATTAATGATTGATGGTGGCGTTGATGAATTACCATATAGTCACGTAGCTAGAAGTCAAAACACTATGACATTTCTTGAAGGAAATACGTATGTGTTTGATGTTTCTCAATCTGCTTTAGTCGGACACTCATTAAAATTCTCAACAACAGTTGATGGTACACATAAAGCAGGTGGAACTGAATATGTAACAGGAGTAAGTTCATCTGGTTCTCCTGGAACTCCTGGAGCTACAACAACAATTATAGTTCCAAGTAAAACACCAAGTACAGACCCAGGAAGTGCTGTAGATAAGTTGTATTATTATAATGGTGGTCATCCAAGTCAAGGTGGTGAAATTTTTACACCTGAATGGAAAGGCAATTTACAGATAACTTACACAAATGGACTTGATGATATTGACACTAGATATAAAACTAAACATCAAGAAGATATATTTGAGGATAGTGTACTATGGAAAAGAGGGTTGGCATTTACGGTAGTCAACGGAAACCTAACCATAGAAATGGGATAAAAAATTATCTGAATTAACTAAAATGATAGAAGAGAACTATTATAAATATAAATAAGGATCAAGAGAATTATGGCAACTATAAATTTAGGAAGAATTAAACCAGTATTTCAAGGGGCATATAATGCTGCTACTGCTTATGTAGTGGACGACATTGCTACCTATGGAGGCGAAACTTTTATTTGCATTTTAGCTTCAACTGGAAACGCAACTTCAAATGCAACCTATTGGTCTAAAATAGCCAAAAAAGGTGATGACGTAACACAACTTACTACCCACGGCGATATGCTGTTTAGGGATGCAAGTGGTGTACAAAGATTAGCGGCAGGCACACCAAATCAAATGTTAGTAACTAAAGGTGCTAGTGCTGATCCTGTTTGGGGTTCTTCAACTTCAATTTTATGGGAAGCAAAAACAGCTAACTTTACTGCTGTTTCTGGCGGTGCATATATATGCAATACAACAGACGGTGTATTTACAATGACACTACCTGCTTCACCAGTAGATAACGACTTTGTTATTATCAATGATGGTATGGGAGTTTTTGATACAAAAAATCTTACAGTTGATAGAAATGGTGAAAACATAGCAGGAAGTGCTACAGATTTAATAGTAGACAAAAAATATGCTACTTTCAGACTAACATATAAAACAATACCAGATGTAACTTCATCTTTTATTGGGTGGTTAATTTCATAATTTTAAAAATGAAAGATATAAACTATATAAATAGTATTACAAACAAAATTTTAAGGGAGAACATTTAATGAGTTCATTAACAACACTTTTAAGCGGCGGTAGTTCAGCTGGTGCAATAGACCACAGAAAAGAAAGTCTACCATTATACGGATTTTGGGGAGATAACTCCGACCAAAATCACCATATGAATTACAGAATCTTTGATTCTGGTCATAATAACGTAGGGTCTCCTTGGGGTGCAATATGTAACTCAACAACAAATTATAGATTTGGAATGTGCGGTGACGCTTCTTTTACTTATTCACACAATGACCACGGTACAAACGTATCACACGCAGATTTAAATTCACAAGGTTATTCATCTTGGACTAATTGGAATAAATCATTATACCAATGTGACCAATATCCACACGCACAATTTTATACATCTTCAAGAGATGGATTTGTTTCTTGGCATAGTTTCCACGAATACACATCTTCTTTTGAATATCAAGATGGTTGGACAAAATTAAATATGGTTCTTCCTGAAGGTATTAGACCTAGACGTATGTTTGTTAATAGACGATTTACAATGAGAGAAAGATATCCAGGTAATCACGGTTCTCCAAATATAGACACGTATACCTATTCTTCTCATATGTTGAATACAGACCAAACATATTCAACTGGTACTGGATACAATGAGAAAACAAAAACTTTAGTTATGGTTCACTCTGGTGACGAAGGTGGAAATACTTCTAAAAAGATTCACATATTTAAATCTAGTAAATGTTTAAATAAAATAGACAGAATTAAAGAATTCTTTGATAACTTAACTTCAACTGAATATTTTTCTGACACTTGGACTAATCAATGTGTTAAAGATTGGTGCGTTGTTGTTGGTAATAATGATTTCGTTGGATTCGGAAACAAAGAAGGTAACAGTAAACGATACGGTGTATTTGATTGTTCAGTCAAAGGCGGAACTGCTCACCAAACTGGTGCAAGTAGACAATGGTCAACTTGGCAAGCTTTTACAGGATCAACAACTACATCTTACGGTGCTAATAACGGACACCAATACTACGCTAAATTTATGACGACTTGGGATGGAACTTGGGGAATGATTTATTCTTCATATTATTACTATGGTGTTGGTATCAATGGTTTCTGTATGAGTATAGAAAATCCTAAGAAATTTATTAATATAAATCAAACTAAATCAAGTAGAGCCAATCCTTACTTTGCTTGGGGACGTACAGGTTTCCACGGAGGTTGGTCAGACAACTGCGACGGAACTTCTCATAGAACTTACTCTTGGGCATTTGATCCTACGGATTCAGATGAAACAGTAAACACACTTGTTTATCAAGGTGGTGATTCTGGAGATACTGTCGTACCAAATTCCAACTCACACGTTGGAACTACAGTAACTAATAAAACTGGTAATTACGGTTTAAGTGCTCACAGAACTTGGCTAACTGGAGGTTTCCATTCAACAAACTATCCACTATTAATGCAAATTGACTGGTGGGGAAATTATGGAAACAATGATTCTACTTACGGTGGAAAATACGGAACATAGGAGATTATAGAAATGGCAAGAACATATTACTTTACAATGGCAGGTGAACCTTTTTCACCAAATGCTGAAACTGGAGATGACGCAGTAGCAAAAGGAAACGCAATCAAAGTTGATGACGTTCCTGATGGTATTGAAGCGTGGAGAATGTCAATTAATCCAGAAACAAAAGAATTAACAATCGTTGGCGGAGCTGGCGGTGATGAAGCGGCTGCTATAACTGAAAGAGAAACAAAAGCTGATGAAGAAGCAGTTGTACTAGCTAAAAAAGCAGAAGACTTATTAAAAGCAGAAGTTGCAGAAACTAAAAGACTTCAAGACGCTGGTCTAGCTTAATTTATGTAGTGATTTTATTATGATAAGTATTATATTATGTATGACATCAAAGAATTAACCAAAGATATACACCAAAACGCTGAAAGACAAGAGTTTGTCAAAACTCTTATGTCAGGTTCTATTGAACCTAGACTTTATGCAACCTATCTTTACAATCAATTACAATGTTATGCTATATTAGAAAAATATGGAATAGAAAATTCTCTATTTCGTACAACTCCTAATTTACCTAGAGCAGAACATTTACATTATGATTTTAAAGCATTATGGACAAGTGAAGACCTTCCAACAGTAACTCAAAGTACTAAAGATTATGTTGCTCATATTGAAACAATCAAAGAAGACGCAGAAAAATTATACGGTCATATCTATACTAGACATTTAGGAGATGTATCTGGTGGTCAAATGATAATGAAAAGAACACCAGGACCTAATCGTTATTACAAGTTTAAACATAAAGAAATAAAAGAGTATAAACGAATAGTAAGAGAAATGATAAACAGTTATTTAAATGTTTATAAACTTAATATTCTAAATGAAGTTAAATTTTGTTTTGCAACTGCTACACAATTGTTCAAAGAAATGAACGATATGGATTATTCAAAACCTTTAATTTTAACTAACGAGGTTAAAGATGATTTGGGAACGACTAATTAAATTAGAAAAAGAAATAATCGCTATACTTGATAGACGTTGTAAAGAATACAACGAAGAGGGTATGGATAGATTTAATAATGATACTTGGACCAACCGTACTTGGTCTAATATGAGTGTAAGACGTGCTCACGTAGACGTAGTGGACGCCAGAGAAACAAAAGGTCTTTGGATGGCACATATATGTTTATTTCCAAATTTAACAAATGGTGGTCCAATTTATGGATTTGATGTTATTGCAGGTAAGAAAAAGATAACAGGTGTCTTTCACGATTTTAGTCCACTATTATTAAAAGACCATCCCTTAACAAAGTATTTTATAGAAGAGAATAAATGGTTTAAACCATCTAAAGAAAGAGAATTGCCTGATTGGGCAAAGGCTATCTTTAGTCCTGGTATGATTGCTGCTGGTAGAGTAACAGAAGAAAAAGAATTAAACCAAATATGTACTCTAGCTACGTCTAATTTAGAAAATTATCTTGACAAAATTGGTCATTATAATAGCGATTCAAAGGAAGAAGATGTAATAAGAGCGCAAAACTTCTATTGCGAACACCAACAACAAAATCCACACACCCCTAGAGTAATGAAAACTCTTGGACTGCCTGAAGATGATATAAAACTATTCTGTACTGATAATTTGTTTCCGAAGATATAATTGTTATTATAAATATACAATAAAGGAACCAGTATGGCAGAACCAGCATCCAGAGAAACAGTAAAACAATACGCTTTAAGAGCATTAGGTAAACCAGTAATTGAAATCAACGTTGATGACGACCAACTGGAAGATAGACTTGATGAAGCATTACAATATTTTGCTCAATACCACTATGATGGTGTTAAAAGAACCTATTTAAAGTACAAGTATACATCAGCAGATAAAGCTAGAATTTTAGCAGATACTACTGAAACCGAATCTAAATCGTATGGTGATTCTTCTGTAGTAAATACAGAATGGAAAGAAGGCAATCAATATATTGTATGTCCTGAATCTGTTATATCTGTAATTAACATTTTTCCATTTTCAAATAAAGGTAATTTAAATTTATTTGATGTTAGATATCAATTAAGATTAAATGACCTATATGATTTTTCTTCAACTTCTGTTATTAACTATGATGTTGTATTAAGACATTTAGACTTTTTAGACCATATATTAGTCGGAGAAAAACCTTTTAGATTTAACCAATTAGATAATAGACTTTATGTTGATATGGATTGGAAAAATGATTTACAAGTAGATGAATTTCTTGTAATAGAATGCTGGAGAAAATTAGACCCTAACACATATACAGATGTCTTTAATGATATTTGGTTAAAAAGATACGTAACTGCTTTATTTAAAAAACAATGGGGAGCCAATTTAAGTAAATTTGATGGAGTTGCAATGATTGGTGGAGTTACATTAAACGGTAAACAAATTTATAGTGAAGCACTAGAAGATTTGGATAAATTAGAAATAAAAATAAGAAGCGAGTTTGAAGAACCGCAACCTTTTATGATAGGATAATGCTATGCCAGTTAATCATTATTTTTCAGGTGGAAAAGGCATAGGTAATGCTGCCGAAAAAAGACTACACGAAGATATAATAGTTGAAGGTCTTAAAATTTACGGTCAGGATGTCTATTACTTACCACGAACATTAGTCAATAAAGATTTAATACTAGGAGAAGATGTATCTAGTAGATTTGATGATTCTTATTTGATAGAAATGTATTTTGAAAATAATACAGGATTTGCTGGTGAACAAGAAATCATAAGTAAGTTTGGATTAGAAATTCGTGATGATACATCATTAATGGTTTCAAAAAGAAGTTGGACAAATTTAGTTGGTAATAAGGCAACACAGGTTGGTTCTTCTTTATCAGTTACAGGAAGACCAAACGAAGGTGATATTATATATGTGCCTTTGATGAAATCTTTTTTTGAAATTTTATTTGTAGAAGACCAAGAACCATTTTTCCAATTAGGCAATCTGCCAGTTTATAAATTAAAAGTAACTCGTTGGGAGTATGCAAGTGAAAAACTTGATACTGGTATATCTACTATTGACCAACACGAAGATACACATACACTAGACCAATTAGCATATAAGTTTACTTTAGAATATGGACAAGAAGTTATGACAGGTAAAGGTTCAGTACAATTAGAAAGTTATCACGATTATTCAACTGGTCAACCAGCACTTTTAATGAACGAAGATTTTACAGAGTCTAATATACAGACACAATCTCCATATGCAGATAATTTAGACTTGAATAAAGAGGCAGGATATGATACTGTTTCAACAGCGGATGATATACTTGACTTTACAGAAAGAAATCCTTTTGGGGAGATAGATGAATAATGTTTGGAACACACTTTTATAATCAAAGTTTAAGAAGACTAACTATTGCATTTGGACAAATTTTTAATAATATAATCGTTCAACAAAAATCTAGTACAGGTGCTGTTACTAAAAGAATACGTGTGCCTTTAGCATACGCTCCTAAAGAAAAGTTTATAGCTAGAATAGAACAACAAGCAAATTTGCAGAAAGGTAGAACCTTTGCAATTGTTTTACCTAGAATGGGATTTGAATTAAAAGGTTTAAAGTATGACGCTACTAGAAAACTAAACAAACTTCAAAAAACAGTTAGAGTTAAAACTTCTGATTCTACTATACATAATTTTAATTATTCACCTGTACCCTATGATATACAATTTAATCTTTATTCTTTTACTGCTACAGCAGAAAATGGACTACAGATAATTGAACAAATATTACCATACTTTGCACCAGATTATACAGTAACTATTAATGCAATACCAGAATTAAATATTAAAAGGGACGTACCTATTGTTTTAGATGATGTAAGTTATGAAGATACTTATGATGGTGATTTTAATAAGCGAAGAGCTGTTATATATACTTTAGCGTTTACTGCTAAAACTTACTTATATGGACCTATGGCACAAAGTAAAGTTATTAGAAAATCACAAGCAGATTTAGGAACATCTACGGATGCTCCTTTATCAAGAGAAGAAAGAATTATAGTAATACCAAATCCTGAAAGTGCTAATGCAGATGATGATTTTGGATTTACAACAAAGATTAGTTTCTATGATGATACAAAGAAATATAATCCAGTAACAGGAGAAGATGAATAATGGCTAAATTGGAAGATAGTGTAAATGAAATATTGGGATTAGAAGGAACAAATAAAGTTGTTCCAGAGAACCTTGAACCACAAAAAGGTTTTAAACCACCTGTTCCTAGAAAGAATGGAGAAGTTCCTTTAAAAGTTGAAAAGGATATTAATACTGACTATGATTACAGTAGAGAAAGTTATTACAGTATAATAGAAAAAGGACAAGAAGCAATACAAGGCATATTAGATATTGCAAAAGAAGGACAACACCCTAGAGCATATGAAGTTGTTGGGCAATTGATAGGACAAGTTGGTACTACAGTTGATAAACTACAAGATTTACAAAAGAAATTTAAAGACTTAAAAGAATTACCTGGTAGAACAAACGCAAATATAAAAAATGCATTGTTTGTTGGTTCAACAGCAGAATTACAAAAGATGTTGAATAAGCAAAGTATGGAAACTAAAAAAGAAAAGAGAATTGAAAATGAAACTGTTGACGGCAAATCAAAAGATAGCGAATAAAATTCCTATCCTACTAAAAGACTTAATTTATATTAAGTCAATGACACCACTAAAAGAATTATTAGATGGTGAATCATTAAATTATCCAATAGAAGTAAAAGAACACATTGTATCCGAAGTACCTAGATATGGTCCTATGGGCATACCCTATATAGAAAAAGAATATAGTGTATGGAAAGGAAGTCAAAGAGTACAGGCCGCTAAACAATTAGGATATACACATATAGAAGGAGTGATAGTCAAGTGAAACATTTAGAAGAATTTACAAAAATAATAAATGAATATAAAGAAGATGGAAGATACCGAGTCTTTAATGATATAGTTAGGACTAGAGGAAACTTTCCTCACGCTATTTGGTATTCAAAATACTCAATTAAAAAAATAGTCAATTGGTGTTCTAACGATTATTTAGGTATGGGACAACACTCTTATGTTATAGACTCAATGAAAACAGCATTAGAATCAAGTGGGGCAGGTGCTGGAGGTACAAGAAACATATCTGGTTCTACTCACTACCATAATGCTTTAGAAACCGAATTAGCAGATTTTCATAAAAAAGAAAAGGCATTAATATTTACTTCAGCATATAATGCTAATCAAACAACTTTAGAAACTTTAGGAAAAATTATACCTGACTTATTGTATATATCAGACTCATTAAATCACTCTTCTCTTATACAAGGCATTAGGCATAGTAGATGTAAGAAAGAAATATTTAAACATAATGATGTAGAAGATTTAGAAAGAATTTTAAAATCATACGAAGGTCCAAAATGTGTAGTATTTGAAAGTGTATATTCTATGGACGGAGATATTGGACCAGTAAAAGAAATAGTAGACCTAGCTAACAAATATAATGCAATAACATTTTTAGATGAAGTACACGCTGTTGGTTTATATGGTGCAACAGGTGGTGGTATTACTGAAAGAGATAATATAGAAGTAGATATTATTAATGGAACATTAGCAAAAGCATTTGGAGTACAAGGTGGATACATTGCAGGAAAAAAAGATTTTATTGACGCCATAAGAAGTTTGGCAAGTGCTTTTATATTTACAACTAGTTTAAGTCCAGTAATTTGTGCTGGTGCTTTAACAAGTATTAAATATGTTAGAGACCATCCTGAATTAAGAGAACAAATACACGAAAGAGCAAATAAAACTAAATTAGAACTTGCTAGACAAGGTATAGAAGTTATGAAAAATGATAGTCATATTGTTCCTGTAATTATTGGAGACCCTAAAAGAGCTAAAGCAATATCAGATGAACTTTTATATAAAGAAGGTATCTATGTACAACCTATTAATTGGCCGACTGTTCCTGTAGGTACTGAAAGATTAAGATTTACTCCTACACCATTTCATACAGACGCATTAATCTTTGATATGGTAGTAAAACTAAAAGCGGCTATGAAAAAATGTGGAGGTAGAAGTGCAATACAAAGTAATGCCAAAACATAGAGAATATGTTATACCAACAACTTCTTGTATAGGAGGTTGGTATATTCCTTCTGGTATTTGTGATGGACTTATAAATTTATTTAAAGAGAATAAACAAGCACAAAAACCAGGTGTTGTAGGTTTCACTTCAAAAATTAATAAAGAAGTAAAAGATTCTATAGATATTGGATTAGATCCAAATTGGGAAGAACCAAGGTTTATGAAATATAAAAATGCGTTGAAAGAATGTGTTGGTCTATACGAAGAGAAATATCCTGAAGTTAAAGAGTTTGAAAGATATGGAATGGTTGAAGGAGGAAATTTACAATACTATCCACCAGGTGGAGGTTATTTTACTAAGCATTGTGAAAGAAACTCTAGGCACGAAAACCGTTGTCTTGTTTGGATGACTTATTTAAATGATGTTCCTAACGGTGGTACACATTTTAAATATCAGAATACAACAACTCCTGCTGAAAAAGGGTTGACTTTGATTTGGCCAACTGACTTTACGCATACACATAGCGGACAAATTTCCAAGACCCACGAAAAATATATCATAACTGGTTGGTTTGGGTATCAATTATAAATAGTAGTATGCCAGTAACAGACGCATATTTAGGAAATCCTAATTTAAAAAAAGTAAATATACCAGTTGAATTTACTGAAGAACAAATTGTAGAATTTCAGAAATGTAAAACAGATCCAATATATTTTATGGAGAAATGGATGAAAATCGTTTCTCTTGATGAAGGACTTATATCTTTTAAACTATATGATTTCCAAAAGAAGATTGTAACTACAATAGATAAAGAAAGATTTACTATTTGCAAATTGCCTAGACAATCAGGTAAATCAACTACAACAATTGCATATCTTTTACACTATGCAATATTTAATCCAAATTCAAACATAGCTATTCTTGCTAATAAATCTTCTACTGCTAGAGATATATTAGGAAGATTACAATTGGCATATGAAAATTTACCTAAATGGTTGCAACAAGGAGTTATTAATTGGAACAAAGGTAATATAGAATTAGAAAATAAATCTACTATTATAGCTGCCGCTACATCTTCAAGTGCAATAAGAGGTGGTACATATAATATAATATTTCTTGATGAGTTTGCTTTCGTACCTGCTAACATTGCTGAAATGTTTTTTAGTTCAGTTTATCCTACTATTACATCTGGTAAAACTTCAAAGGTTATTATCGTATCAACACCTCACGGAATGAATCAGTTTTATAAATTATGGACAGACGCTGAAAATGGAAGAAATGATTATAAACCTATTGAAGTACATTGGTCAGAAGTTCCAGGTAGAGATGACAAATGGAAAGAAACAACTATACGTAATACATCAGCAGCACAATTTCAACAAGAGTTTGAGTGTGAATTTTTAGGGTCAGTAGATACATTAATTTCACCAGTTAAGATTAAACAAACACCTTATATGACACCATTAACTTCAAGTGGTGGTTTAGATGTATTTGAAAAGGTTGTAAATGGTAGAAATTATGTTTGTTGTGTTGATGTAGCGAGAGGTGTAGATAGAGATTATTCAGCATTTTTAATGTTTGATGTTACTCAAATGCCTTATAGAGTTGTTGCCAAATATAGAAGTAATGAAGTTAAACCAATTCTATTTCCACACTTAATACAAAAAGCGTGTAAGGGTTATAACACGGCAGATATTCTTTGTGAAACAAATGATATAGGTCAACAAATAGGTGAATCATTAAACTATGAATTAGAATATCCTAATCTATTAATGACTACTCAAAGAGGTAGAGCAGGTCAGATATTGGGTGCAGGATATAGTGGAAGAGGTTCTGGTTTTGGTGTTCGTATGACAAAACAGATTAAAAAAGTTGGTTGTTCTAACATTAAGACATTGATTGAAGGAGATAAAGTTGTTATTAATGACTTCAATATCATAGAGGAAATGTCAACTTTTGCTCGTAAAGGAAATTCTTGGCAAGCGGAAGAAGGATGTAATGATGATTTAATGACTTGTCTTGTATTATTTGGTTGGTTGTCTAATCAACCTTACTTTAAAGAAATGACTAATACAAATGCTAGACAACAATTATATGAAGAACAAGAAAAATTAATAGAGCAAGATATGGCTCCTTTTGGTTTTGTAGATGATGGTACTCCTGATTGGGAGAAAACAGAAGTAGATGAATATGGAACAGTCTGGTATCCAGTTGTCAGAAAAGGGCTCTAAATTAAGTATTATATAAATATCCATAGTTATGAAATTTGACTATGGTCGTATGAAAACATACGGAATATGCGAAAAGATACAAACTAATTAGTTAATTATAAGGAGAAAACCTAATGGCATTTCAAGTATCACCAGGTGTTCTCGTACAGGAAAAAGACTTAACAAGAATTATTCCTGCCGTTTCAACGTCCTCTGGAGCTTTTGCTGGAACTTTCAGTAAGGGTCCTCTTGATGAAGTTGTAAGTGTCGGTAGTGAATCTGATTTATTGTTAACGTTTGGAAAACCAGATAGCTCAAATTTTGAGAGTTATTTTAGTGCTTCAAACTTTTTACAATATTCAAATAATTTGAAAGTAGTTCGTGTACAGAACTCATCTGTTTCAAACGCAACTGAAAGTGGTAGTGCGTTTGTTATAAAGAATACTACTGATTACCAAGACAATTATGCTGACGGTTCTGCTTCTGTAGGAATGTGGGCTAGTAGAACAGCGGGTGCGTGGGGAAACAATATAAGCGTTTCTCAATGTGCTTCTGCTACTGCTTATGAAGAAACTGCTAAAACAACTGTTGCTGACGCTTCAACAAGTGTCGGAGATACAGTAGTTACAGTTACTTCCTCTACAGGAATTAGTGCTGGAGATATAGTTAATTTTGGTGATGAATATGAATATAGAGTTATTAGTGTTGCAACTAACGACTTAAACATTGTGCGAAAAGAAGAACCAACATATATTGGTACTTCTGACTCTTCTGGATTACAAAAGACTATTACAAATGGTGCTAATGTAAGACGAAGATGGAGATATTATGACCTATTTAATAAAGCACCAGGAACATCTACTTACGCTCAACAAAGAGGTGGAAGTGGAGATGAACTACATATAATTGTAGTTGACGAAGACGGTGGAATTAATGGAACTAAAGGGGAAGTTTTAGAAAAATTTGAAGCAGTATCAAAAGCTTCAGATGGTAAAAGTCCTCAAGGTGACACTAATTATTATTCAGACGTACTTTACAATCAAAGTAATTACATTTACTGGATGGACCACAATTCTTCTGGATCCAATTGGGGCACGGCAGCACAAGGGACAGCATTTACAGACGTAACTGCTGTAAGTAATGTATCATTATCAAATGGTGCAGACGGTTCAAGTGCTACAACTGCTCAAGTTAAATCTGCTTATGAAAAATACCAAGACGCTGAAACAACAGACGTTGGTCTTTTAATTGCAGGTTCTGGTGACTCAACACATATAGATAATTTAATTACTATTGCTGAAAACAGAAAAGACTGTGTAGTTTTTGCAAGTCCTGAAAGAAGTGATGTAGTTAATATAGCTAACTCAGCAACACAAAAAGATAATGTTGTAGGATTCTTTAATGGAATCTCTTCATCTTCTTATGTGTTCTTTGATAGTGGTTACAAATATATGTACGATAGATATAATGACGTTTATAGATACGTACCTTTAAATGGCGATATGGCAGGATTATCAGCAAGAACTGATATGCTTGCAGACGCTTGGTACTCACCTGCAGGATTAAACCGAGGTGTAGTAAGAGGTGCAGTTAAACTGGCATTTAATCCAACTAAATCACAAAGAGATGAATTATACAGAGCAAGAGTAAATCCTGTGACTACGTTCCCAGGACAAGGAACTGTATTATTCGGTGATAAAACTGGACTAAAAAATCCTAGTGCATTTGATAGAGTTAATGTACGAAGATTGTTTATCGTTTTAGAAAAGGCAATATCAACTGCTTCTAAAGTTCAACTTTTTGAATTCAATGATGAATTCACTAGAGCTGGATTTAGAAATATGGTAGAACCATTTTTAAGAGAAGTACAAGGACGAAGAGGGATTACAGACTACCTAGTAGTTTGTGATGAAACTAACAACACAGGCGAAGTAATTGATAGAAACGAATTTGTTGCTGAGATATTTGTTAAACCAGCAAGAAGTATCAATTTTATCTCACTTCAATTTGTGGCAACAAGAACAGGCGTTTCCTTTGAAGAGGTCGCAGGCTAATAGAGAGAATAACGGAGAAATAAAATGGCAAACATAAATGATTTCAAAGCTAAACTTTCGGGCGGCGGCGCAAGAAGTAACCAGTATAAAGTGGTTATGCCTTTCCCAGGCTACGCTCAAGTTGGTGGAGAAATAGAAGACCTAGCATTTTTATGTCAAGGTGCTGAATTACCAGGAATGGAAATTGCAAGCATTGATGTTCCTTTTAGAGGAAGAGCTATAAAAATTGCTGGAGATAGAACGATTGGTAATTGGACTATCAAAGTAATAAATGATACTAATTTCAAATTGCGTAATGCATTTGAAAGATGGATGAACGGTATAAACAATATGACTGATAACGAAGGATTAACAAATCCTGTTGACTATCAAGTTGACGCATTCGTAGACCAATTGGACAGAAACGGTAATCAAATTAAGACTTACACTTTAAGAGGTGTATTTCCTACAGCGATTAACGCAATTCCATTGGATTATGCTGCTAAAACTGATATATCAGAAACAAGTGTTACGTTAGCGTTCCAATACTTTGAAAGTACTACAACTACTTAAAAACTACTTATAAATAGTAGTGTATTTTTAAGGAGAATAAATTATGGCTGAACTATTTGGATTTTCTATAACAAGGGTTAAGAAACCTCAAGATCCAAAACAAGCATTTACACAACCACAAGCGGATGATGGAACACAAACCATCGCCGCTGGTGGGTATTACGGTCAATACTTGGATATGGAAGGTCAGACAAAGACCGAGCAAGACCTTATCAGACGTTATAGAGAAATCGCTTTACATCCCGAGTGCGATATGGCAATTGAGGATATAATAAATGAATCAATTGTTGCAAACGAAGTCAAAGACGCAATAAGATTAAACCTAGAATATTTACCATTCGGTAAAGATGTCAGAAGAAAAATAGAAGACGAGTTTAAAGAAGTTTTAAGATTGATGAACTTCCATACTAGAGGTCACGATATCTTTAGAAGATGGTACGTGGACGGTAGATTATATTATCATAAAGTAATTGATAGAGAGTCTACAAGAAAAGGTATTACAGAATTAAGATATATAGACCCTAGAAAAATTAAAAAGATTAGAGAAGTAAGAAAGAGAAGACCAGATGGACCTGTTCCATATGGTTTAAATGTTATTGATGAAGTTAAAGAATACTTTTTATTTAATGAAAAAGGTGTTACAAATACTACATCTGGTGGAATTAAAATTGCTGTTGACGCAATAGCATTTTGTCCAAGTGGACTGATAGACCAAAACAAAAATATGGTCTTATCATATTTACATAAAGCAATTAAACCTGTTAATCAATTACGTATGATTGAGGACGCAAGTGTTATATACAGAATTGCAAGAGCACCAGAAAGACGTATATTTAAAATTGATGTTGGTAATTTACCGAAGGTAAAAGCAGAACAATACTTACGTGATGTTATGGCAAGATATAGAAACAAACTTGTCTATGACGCAAGTACAGGTGAGATACGTGATGACAGAAACTATATGTCAATGCTTGAAGACTTTTGGTTACCAAGTAGAGAAGGTGGAAGAGGAACAGATATTACTACTTTACCAGGTGGACAACAACTTGGTGAAATGGGAGATATAGAATACTTTAGAAGTAAATTATATCGTTCTTTAAATGTTCCTGCTAGTAGATTAGAAGCGTCAACTGGATTTAATCTAGGACGTTCAACTGAAATTACTAGAGATGAACTTAAATTTACGAAATTTGTACAAAGATTAAGAAAGAAATTTACTGAAATATTTAACGATATATTAAGAACTCAATTAGTTTTAAAAGCCGTTATTACGGATGAAGATTGGTTAGTTATAAGGGATGTAATCCAATATGACTTTTTGCAAGATGGACATTTTGCTGAACTAAAAGATTCTGAAATGTTATTAGAAAGATTAAGACTTGCCGATTCAGTAAGAGATTATGTAGGTAAGTATTATTCAGTAGAGTATGTTCGTAAGAAAATTTTACGACAAAACGATAGGGATATTGAAGATATTAACAGTCAAATTAAAAGAGAAGTTAAAGATGGTATACTTGCAGACCCTATGCAACAATATACAGCAAACAAAGATAGTATAGAAGGAGATATGTAATGGCAGACGCTAGCATTCCAAGTAAGACAGCGGAGTTTATTGACAAATTACAAGCGGGTAAAAACGCAGACGCAGGAGAAGCATTTAAGGATGCTTTAAGAGATAAAGTAGCAACTGCTCTTGATAGACAAAGAGTAGATGTTGCTGGCAAAATTTTTAAAGGTATAGAACCTGAAAAATTTAGTGACCCTAAACCTGCGGTAACGTCAGCAAGTCCGAGAACTGATAAGATTATGGATACAGATGGAAAAGAAATAGCTTTTGAACCGACTAAAGAACCGAGTCCAGAAGCAAGTAAACCTGAAGCGCCAACTATGGCACCAGGACACGAAACACCACCAGACGCAGGTGTAGGAACACCAGCGCCAGACGCAGGTGTATAGAAATGGATACGAGTTTACTTTTTACAAGTAAGATAGTTGAAGATAGTAAGTATCTTGACTCTAAAAGTTATGGAGATTTATCTCCTAAACTAAAGTTAGCAGTACAAGATACTTTCAATCTAATTGAAAGAACGTCTGGAGATATTATAAGTAAGTTTGAAAATTCAGTAGAGAGAGTTGCTGAAGCAAGAAAAATAAATAAAGAAGAACTATATCAATATTTTGACAAAGAAGTAGAAGAACAATTAGGAGAGTAATATGGCGTGGGTAGATGTACCAGGATCAAATAGTATTTGGCAATATGAAAATAGTGCCACAGCATCCAATACGTATGCAGACGCACCTGGAACTTATTCAGGTGGCATAAGAACTTATACAACTCCTGGAACAGGACAAGTAAATAAGATTTATGCTAGATGTAGAAAAAAAGGAACAACAGTAGAACGTGGCGAATTATCAAAAGATTTTTTTGATGCTACACACGTAGGATTCTAATATGGCAGATACAGTTACAACACAAACAATAGCAGATACATCTGGAGTTAAGTACGTAATTAAGATGACTAACTTATCAGATGGTTCTGGTGAAAATAACGTACTAAAAATAGACGCTTCAGAAACAACTTTTATGACCGAAGATGGTGAAAGACGTATAGCAAGAGTGTATTATTCTATCAATACGTCTGATAATAAATCAGGAGTAGAATTAATATGGGGCGGTGTTGCAAATGCTACTGCTTTATTTTTATCAGGACAAGGAACAATAGATTTAAGAACTGATGGAAACTCATTTCCAAACAATGCTACAACACCTACAGGTGATGTATTGTTAAGTACAAAGAACTTTGCTAAGGGCGATAACTACTCAATACTTGTTGAATTTAGATAAAAAATCTTATAAATAGTAAGAGAGAGAACTATGAAACTAATTACAGAAGAAGCAGCCGATTCAAAGTTTATTGTAGAAGAAGTTGGCGGCAAAAAACAATTTAAAATTAAAGGTATCTTTTTACAAGCAGATATCAAAAATAGGAATGGCAGAGTCTATCCTAAAGAGATATTGCAAAAAGAAGTTTCAAGATACAATAGAGAATTTATCAATAAAAGACGTGCATTTGGCGAGTTAGGACATCCTGATGGACCAGTTGTAAATCTTGAAAGAGTAAGTCATATGATAACAGACTTACATCCTGATGGACATAATTTTGTTGGTGAAGCAAAAGTGATGGACACACCATATGGTAAGATTGTTAAAAATCTTATTCAGGAAGGTGCTCAATTAGGAGTATCTTCAAGAGGTATGGGATCACTAGTGCGTGGACGAGGTGGAGTTAACGAAGTAGGAAGAGATTTTTACTTAGCAACTGCCGCTGATATTGTTGCAGACCCGAGTGCTCCAGACGCTTTCGTAGAAGGCATTATGGAAAACAAAGAGTGGGTATGGGACAATGGTGTTATCAAAGAGAGAGATATTGAAGAGTGGAAACAGTACATAAATGAAGCAAAAAGACTACGTTTAGCAGAAGCAAAGGCAGACGTATTCAAAAAATTCATTGAAAATCTATAATCTTATAAATATCTATTAACAAAGAGAGAACTAATTTAAACGTTTAAATTAATTAAGGAGAGTTTTCAAATGGCTGAAACAGACAAAATAGAAGCGTTAGAAGCAAAAGCAGTGGAAGAGGCGAATTCACCTAATCCTCAAGCGGATGCTCCTAAAAAGAATGCTGTGGCGGCTGAACCTTCTCATATTGCTAAAATGAGTGAATATGAAGATTTAGGTAAGGCAGTAGTTAAACCTACAGACAGCAATCCTGACGCAACTAAAAAGATGAAAAAAGTTTCTGGACAAGCTCCTCAAAAATCACAAGGCGCTGCTGACGCAATGCCTAAATTGAGTGGACACAACACTAAATTGGAGAATAAAGAAACTAAAGACAAAGACGGTAAAGAAATTAAGGAAGGCGACTTACCACCAGCACTTCAAAAAGCTATTGACGCTAAAAAAGATAAAAAAGATGTCAAAGAGTCTGACGAAAAGAAAGACGATAAGAAAAAAGATGACGCTGAAGTAAGAACAGAAGACGAAGACAAAGAAAAGAAAAAAGAGATTGACGTAAAAGAACACGTTGACGCTCTTATCGCTGGAGAAAAAGACTTAACCGAAGAGTTTAAGGCTAAAGCTGCTACTATTTTTGAAGCGGCTATCAAATCTAAAGTAAAAGAAATTACTGAAGAATTGGAAACAGATTATAACAAAAAATTTGAGCAAGAAAGTGCTACTTCTTAGAAGGAGAAGAAGATATTGAAGAAGTATTTG